TATTCGCACAGTCGGTTCGATGAAAATGGGTGGGCCGATGCTCTCAAATATAAACCTATACCTTACGATATGCTTCATTTAAAGACTGATCGTCAACGAGTTATAAAAGGCTGGTGGGCGGAATTTTATTATGATGGATATAGGTTAAAAAATGACGAAAAAGTCCTCCAATGGAAAAAGTGCCAGTCCCAATGGGGATGGGACGCCTAAGACTGTAGGAGCCTATTCCTATGAATTGCAGCAAAAAGAAGATGAAAAAATTAATCCGATCGATCTCCAGCGCGCTGTTCATAAAGGTAATGACTCTGAAGATTCTTTCGAAAATCAAGTTAGATTAGCTGTCGAACGAGGATGTGAACTTTATGATGGAGACTTCTACATAGTGGTTCTCATAAAAAAAGAAAGAACCATGCATAACGTCGTACGTCAATATTTTATGCCACGACAAAGTTGTCCCAGACCTGAATACGATCAAATCGTCTATGCTTATCATCGTCTCGTTCATGACTTAGAATTTATTTGGGTAATTCCCGACAAAACAAGTTGCGAAGTCCTTCCCTTGCATAAGCATCTTTTACCAGATGATCAGCAAGACTTGTTAAAGTTCATTATTCAATTCAACAATGGAGAGTTAGATAAGCTTTCTGATGATTTGAATGAAAAGAAGGAAAAAAATATTTGTGTTTGAAATAAAATTGTATAACTATTATTACAAAGTTAGCTTTTAAAACGTTTCCCTCGTAAAGGGTAAAGGCTACTTATGGCGTAACGCGATTCGCCATCGCACAAGGAGTTTTAATGGGCACAACAGAAGAGAACGTAACGCAAGAAGTTGCAGTCGAGGAAGTCGTTCAACCTCCAACATCTGAGCTCACGGAGCCAGTTCAAGAAAATGAAAGCCAACAAACTCAAGTCGAGCCTCACGAGGCGGAGGCTAAAAATAAAGAATATAATTTTAAACAGCTTCGTGAGAAAACTCGTCAGGTCGAAGAAGAAAGAGATTTTTATAGAAGACAAGTTGAACAGTTATCCTCTCCTGCAGAGCAGGAAAAAGAAGAGGAGATTGGAGTTGGTGATGAAGATTTAATAGAAGGGCGCCATTATAAAGCTCTTCAATCTGAAGTCAAAAAGCTCAAGAAACATGTCCAGCAGAAGGAATTAGAAACAATTCCAGAACGGCTGAAAAATCGTTTTTCGGACTTCGATGCTGTAGTTACTAAAGAAAATGTTGAAAAACTAAAAGATTTAGAGCCCGAGCTTTATAAAACCATAACTCGTGGAGATGATCTTTTTGAGAAAGGAGTGGCCGCTTATAAAACATTGAAAGGTTTGGGATATTATGAGGATTCTAATGAGATTTCTCAGCGGAAGGAAATAGTAAAAAATAACCATTCTAAACCAATGAGTGTTCAAGCCGTCAAAGGGCAAGGAGCTCTCCATCAAGCAAACATTTTTGCTCAAGGATTGACTCCTGATCTCAAGAAACAACTTCAAAAGGAAATGGAAGACGCTCGTAAGGCTTTATAAAACCGAGGTAATTAATGACAACAACCACGACGGTACTTCCAGCACCGGTCCAGCAATCGTTTAGTTACAAATTGCTGTCAGTGCCGGTTCCTTACTTTATCCATAATATTCCTGCCATGCTTAAAAACATGCCAAGAAATGGTGGTACAACTCTCAGAATGAGACGCTATAATCCTCTCCTTACTGCGACTGTTCCATTGGGGAATTCAGGAGTTACTCCTCCTCCTCAACAGCTTACAGCTGTCAATATCGATGCAGAAATAGATTTCTATGGAACTTATATTATTTTAAATGAGCAAGTCACTCTTCAAAACCAAGATCCTGTTCTTAACGAAGCAGCTCAACGTCTTGGTGTCTCTCTTAGGCAAACTGAGGATGAACTTACTCGTAATATGCTTGCTTCTACTGCATCGTTTATCAACTGTGTTGGTGGAACTAATGGTGACAATCCTACTGAACTTACTCGTAGTGATATTGATGTCATCATCAGAACACTTGCAGATAACAATGCTTACACCATTGCAGATAACATCGAAGGAGAAGACCGCTTTGGTACAGCTCCAATTCGTGATGCTTACTTTGCATTAGGCTCTACTCAGCTAATTGGTGACTTAGAGCAAGTGAATGGATTCATTGCTAAGGCTCAATACCCTAGTCCCATGCTTGCTCTAAGACCTGAATGGGGAAGTGTATCGAACTTACGATTCCTTCTTTCTTCAATTGGTTCTATCACCACAGCTGGTTCTAACTTAGGAAATGATGTTTACAATATTTTCTGCGTTGGAATGGAAGCTTATGCTGTAGTTGAACAAGATGGTTATAGCTCTCAGTTTATCTATCGCCCACCAATTTATGATGGGCCGCTAGCGCTGAATGCAAGTGTTGGATATAAATTCGCACAAGTACCACGTATCACCAACGATGCTTGGGTTCTTAATCTTAGAGCAACCCTAAGCGTGTAAGGAGGAAATAATGGCATCAACAATCATACAATCAGGCTCCTTTACATCAACAGGTGCAGCAGTAGAACTTCAAATCCGTTCCGATGTGGATTGGATGGAAGTCGATAACTTTACTCAGATGGGAACAACTCAAACTCCCGGACGAGGTGTCCAATTCCGTTGGCAACGCGGTTACGCCGCTGGCGCTGGAATTGAATTTACTAAAGCTGATGGTGCAAACACACTTCAAGGAGAAACAATCACTACAGGTGGTTTTACTCTTCTTGATACATCAGATCAAGCCCCAGGAACTTTAAACGCGACAATTACAGCTGTTTCTAACGCAGCTCCTCCAGTTGCTACAAACAGTGGTGTTAATGGACTTAGTGCCAATGATGTTGTAAGAATCATTAACGTTACGGGTGCACAACAACTCGGCGGAATGGACTTTACAGTTGGTAATGGCACTCTTACTGCTACTACTTTCAGTTTAGATTACATGGCTCAAATTGTAGCTGGTACTGCTGGATCGTGGAGAAAGATTGACTTTGATCCTCAGTTTTATCCTCGTCGTCGTTTTATTACTGCTATTACAGCTGCCGGAAGCGCAGTTATTACGCTTTCAGTGACACACGGGTACACTGTTGGTCAAGCTGTTCGCATTAATGTTCCAGCAGCTTATGGAATGACAGAAATTGATGGATTGATTGGTAACATTACCGCTGTGAGCACAGCAAATAATACCATCACAGTCGACATTGATTCATCTGCTTTCACAGCATTTGCCTTCCCATTAACTGCAGCAGTTCCATTTACACAAGCAAGTGTAGTACCAGTGGGACAAACTGCAACAGGAGCATTTGCTAATGATTTAGATGGAGCCACTGATAACCAATCCTTTATAGGAATGAGACTTGGTGGTGGAATTGATGGACCTGCAGGATCTAGTGGAGATGTAATCTACTGGAAAGCTGGTAAATCAAGTCTAGTCCAATAATAAAGATGGGGGGCAAACAGCCCCCCAATGATTAACCCTCATCCAAGAGGTATTAATGAGCACACTTAATGTAAAGAAATCTAAGAATATTGGCAAGATTTCAAATGAAGAACTTACTAAAGAAAAAAAAGAAGATCATAAAATCGTAAAAGGCATCTTCCGTTGTTATGAACCTCAAGGAGGTTCTATGACATTCAGCTTTAGAAAATATAAAGGAGATGATGTTCTAAAATATACCTTAGTTGATGGTGAGATTTATGAAATTCCTCTCATGGTGGCTAAACATCTTAATCAAAATTGTTGGTGGCCCAAACATTCCCATGTATTAGATTCTAGCGGCAACCCTTCGATTGAAGTAGGAAAAAAAGTTCAACGTTGTTCTTTTGAAAGTTTAGAGTTTCAAGATACCGATGAAGAGCCCATGAGAATGATAACTTAACGAGGAAAAATTGAGCACACTAGCTAATATTCGTACTAAAGTTCGGCGCCTTACGGGGCGTCCCTCTCCGCAACAGATTACCGATGCTCAAATTGATGAATATGTGAATGCGTTTTATCAATATGATTTTCCAGAACATTTGAGAATTTTTTCAAATAATACTACATTTAAGTTTTTAACTACTCCAAATGTGGATACTTATGATTTACGAACCCTACAAGTCGCTTTTGATGGTGGAACCGCAGCTGCGGTCGATGTCTATTATAATCTTCAACCTCCTGTCTATATAGAAGGGTATCAATCATTTTATTCACAAGATCGTGAACAGTTCTTTAGAATTTATCCCGCATTGGGTAATGAAGTAATGAATCTGCGAGGGAACGGCACACCTGGTCCATATTCCTTTACTCTTCCTAACGTTCCCTCCCTTCAAAATACTGTGACGGTCGGAGCCGTCGATATTACGAATGTTGCTCAAACCGCAATTGATGTTCCACAAAATCGCGAAACAGGCACTTGGCAGGATATTTTACTCCAAACTCCTATCACAGGGAGTATAAATTATTTAACGGGCGCTGGAACTATCACTTTCCCCAATGCCATCCCAACCTCCGAAGAAATCACTGTCACATTCACTCCATATGAGCCTAACAGACCTCAAGCAGTATTATTCTATGACAACATAATCACATTGCGTCCTGTGCCGGATAAAGTGTATCCAGTGGAATTGAATGCATTTTTGATACCGACAGCATTAATAAATGCATCAGATCAGCCACTTTTACGCCAATGGTGGCAATATTTAGCATATGGAGCAGCTAAAAAAATATTTGAGGACTCTCAAGATCCCGATGGAATAGAACAAATCTTTTCAGGATTTAAAGAACAAGAAAGATTAGTGCTTTATCGCTCCATTGTCCAGCAAACGAATGAACGTACTGCCACGATTTATACGGAGATGACTCAATTTCCGTATGGAAACTTTAACAATAGGTTTTAAATGAGCACTTATACCTCCAATATTCCGCAGCCGGCTGATAATCCTTCTGATAGTCAAGATCAAATTTTGCAAAACTTTCAATCTATTTCCACTTTGATTGGAATAAACCATGTAGCTTTTAATGACCCAGATGAAGGAAAGCATAAATTTTTGCAAATGCCTGAAGAAGCCTCGGCTCCTACTACTGGTGCTAATGAAGGGGCTCTTTATACGAAGGAACAAGCAGGTGCGACGCAACTTTTTTGGAGAAATGAATCCAATGGGACGGAACAACAATTTACTAATAGTCTTCCCAACATTGCTGCTCCTAATAATGATTGGAGTTTTGCCAATGGTTTGCAGTTACGTTTCGGTACGGTTACTCATACAGGCACTTCAACTCCTGTTGTTTTTTCAGCTGCTTTTTCTAACACTGCTTATGTGGTTCTTTTAACTCCTATTGGAGCAGCGGGACTTGTTGCGGGTTGGAATGCTCAAGCGTTAACTCCCACAGGATTTAATATGTCCAGTAGTGGGCCCGGAGGAGGAAATGCTTTTTACTATGTTGCAATAGGAAGTTAAATGGTCTTAAAAAGTTATCTTATTGGCCCAATGCAAGAAGGATGGATTAATCGCGTTGAGCCTTTCTTTCTTCCTGAAGATGCTTTTTTTGATTTGCAAGATGTGTATGTCTGGCGTGGACGAGTACGAAAACGTTTTGGCTATTCTCTAATCGGATCTAATGATTTAAACTCTCGGTTACGTATAGATCTTGGAAATACAGATGGAAATGGAGATATCTCAACTACAGTCCCTGGAACAATTTTTAAAGTTGGTCAATTATTTTCAATTGGAACTGAAGTTTTTACAGTCATCACTGCCGGCGTCGCTCAAGCTATGCTTATCTCAGGAAGTGCCACGTTAGCTACTTATGATACTACTACTGGAGCCGTCGTCATTAATGGAGCAGCAGCTACCACTGCAGTTTACTTTTATCCTGCGGAACCAGTCATGGGATTACGCACGCGTGAGACTTCTAGCATCAATGCTGAACAAGTGATTGCGTTTGATACGCAATTTTCTTATCGCCGTCAAGGAGGAGCATGGGAAAGATTAGATGCAGCTACTGCGTGGACGGGTAATAACTCCAACTTTTTTTGGAGTACAAATTATCGAAGCACAAGTCCTTTCACAACTGCTTTTTATGTGGTTAATAACAACGCAGCAGATAACATTCGGTTTATTAATGCCGGTGCTACTACATGGACAAATTTAAGACCTCAACTTAATGCATTAGGCACTAGATTTCTAGAAACTGCTCGCCTCCTTATAAATTTTAAAGATCGCTTAATTGCTTTAAATACGATCGAAGATGAATCCGCTACCGATCGTACATATCAAAACCGTGCTCGTTTTAGTCAAAATGGAGATCCTACCGCAGCCGCTACTGCGTGGTTGGATGATACCCCCGGACGTGGAGGGTTTATTGACGCCCCTACGCAAGAAGCCATAATCTCAGCAGATAGATTAAAAGATCGATTGATAGTTTATTTTGAAAGAAGTACTTGGGAATTAGTTTATACAGCTATTGATAGTGCACCTTTTAAATGGCAACAGATTAATGATGAACTGGGATGCGAGAGCTCATTTTCTATCATTGGATTTGATAAACAAGTCTTAGGAGTAGGAAATGTAGGAGTTCACGCATGTAATGGCGCAAACGTAGTAAGAATAGATGAGAAAATTCCTAACGAGGTTTTTAGAATTCATAATGGTAATAGTGGTCCTGAGCGTGTTTATGGCATACGGGATTTTTATAATGAGCTTGTATATTGGACTTTCCCTGCTGCTGTCAATAGTCCAACTTTTCCGACAAGGGTTCTAGTTTACAACTATGAAAATAACACCTGGGCGACATTTAATGATTCTTTTACATGTTTTGGGAACTTTCAGGGAGAAACTAATCTCCGATGGGATGAATTAGGAGAAAGATATGGAACGTGGCTTAATTGGAATGATCCCTGGGGATCTCCGCTCTTTCAATCTTCTTTTCCCTTAATTATCGCTGGAAATCAAGAAGGATGGGTTCATATCATCAATAATGAGAAATCCTCTAATGCTCAGTCCTTACAAATTACTAATATGACTCCCGCCACATCGACTCTGACAATTATCGATCATAATCTGCAGTCCGATGATTATATCTTAATTGAAGATGCAGTAGGAATTACTTCTCTTAATGATGTGATTGTGCGTGTTCAATCTGTGACAGATGCCAACAATATTGTGATTGATACAGCATTTACCGGAACCTATTTAGGTAATGGAAAAACTACGCGTATTAGTAATATTCGAATGCTTTCGAAGGAATTCAATCCTGGAACTCCAGTAGGTCAGGAATTCAGTATTCCCTATGCAGACTTCTTAATGGATCGCACTTCAGAAGGGGAAATAAGTTTAGAATATTTTCTCAATAGTACTGACAATGATACAATTCATGATATGGATGTTGGAAACATTTTACTGGGGACTAATGTTCTTTACACGCGCCCTGAAGATGACCGATCTTTTCAACCACTTCAGACCCAAATTTGGCATAGATATTTTGTACAAGCTCAAGGAGCATTTATTCAATTTGTATTTTCATTATCAGATGCTCAATTACGAGATTACAATATTGCCACATCTGATTTTCAGCTTCATGCTATTTTGCTTTATGTAGAACCACAAGGAAGGATCATTGGATGACGAGTTCATTTTCTCCTAATCCTAATTTTCTTCTTCCTGAGAATTTCATTCTTCCGGATGATCCCGAAGAGTTTCGCGTCAAACTGCGTCAGCATCTAAATGATATTGCCATCGCTGTAAATAATAATGTCTATGGCTTATTTAGTTCTGAAGAGACCTTTACCGGCAAAGATTTTCTCCCTACCTTCAGCACAGATCGAAGTCAAAATGCCACTTTTCGGGATGTATTTCGTGTGGTAATTGACACTGGAACGCTTCCAAATGCGGGCACTTCAACAACGCCTCATGGAATCACGACTACGCAAAATTTTTCGATCACTACGATTTATGGAGGAGCTACGGATCCAGGCGTATCGACTATAACTCGAGGCATTCCTTTGCCTTATATTAACACCACCACTCCTGGAGATAGTGTAGAAGTAGATATCGATGCAACCAATATAAGAATTACTACTACAACTGGGAATTATACTAGCTTTACAAGAAGTTTTATAGTAATAGAGTATATAAAAGAGGTATAGAAATGTCGACATTCATGGATTTTATTTTCGGTAAAGGTGAACGAACCGAAACACGCCCTATTTATTCTCCTCAACAAGAAGCTCTTTTAGATACTGCCTTAGGTGGTCTTCAACAACAACTGCCTCTTGGATTGCAGAATCTCCGCAATATTTTAGGAGGAGATGAAGGAACATTTGAAGCTTTTTCTGCTCCTGCTCGGCGCCAATTTGAACAACGCACTCTTCCTACAATTGCCGAACGTTTTACCGGTAGTCTAGGTGAAGGAGCTCAACGATCTTCTGCTTTTGGACAAGCCCTGGGTCAAGCGGGGAAAGAATTAGAAGAAGATATCTTTTCTCAAAGACTCGGACTTCAACAAGGTGCTTTAGGGCAACTCTTATCTTTACTGGGGCCCGCTTTATCACCTCGTCAGTTTGAATTTACAGTCCCCCGACGGCCTGGATTTTTAGAAAATCTGTTAGGTTCTGCTGCGCAAGGAATTGGCTTAGGATTAGGCGGAGGTTTCTCATGACCATTTATACCGGTCCGGAGCTTTTTACAGATCTAACACCTACACCAGCTGAGCGAATCAGTGAAGGATTAGGACAAGGAGTTACTTCAGGTTTAGCTCTTTTAATCAGTAATCGAATTCAAGATATGCGCCGTCGATCGGAAAAGAATCGGCTTGTCCAGCGCGGCTTTCCTCCTCAAATTGCAGAAGTATGGGGAGAATTAAGCGAAGGAGGACGCACTAAATTTGCTGATCTATTTATGGATGAAGTTCAACGGGGATTGACTGGCCAAGATACGATTGAAATTGGAGAAGAAAAGATAGAATCACCGTCAGTGCGCGAAGCTGGTTTAACACCAAAAGAAACAGTTGCACGTCAAGAAAAACGCTACGATAAAAATCTTCCCCTTTATCAGGACCTCGAAAAGAAACGCCGCGCTCATGAAACCGAAAACCTTAAAATTGATCAACTTCAGCGCCTCAATCAAAGCGGCGCATTACCGGCCGGATTAGGCCGCATCAATGTAAACTTTAAGACGGGAGAGCTTTTACTTCCGGCTGCGGCTACTCCCGAAGCGCAACTGTTTATAAAAACAGTTAATGACTTTCTCGTGGGAGCAAAAGATACATTTGGGTCCCGTGTCACTAACTTTGAAATTCAAAGATTTTTAAAACGACTCCCCACACTTGCTAACTCTAAAGAAGGACGCGATGCGATCTTAAGACAAATGGAAGTCATCAATGAGCTTAATCAGTTGAATGAAGAAGGAATATTAAATGCTTTTGAGAATGCTGGAGGGCTTCGAAACTTAGATTATGATGCGGCTGTTCGTCAAGGTCGTAAAGATACGCGGGATCGTGAGAAACAGCTTAAAGAAGAATTTGCCCAGATCGCCAAGTTACGGCCAAAAGCTGATACTGAAATAGAAGAAAATGAAATAATCATGATTGATCCTCAAGGAAGGCGTCGAGCCGTTAAAAAAGAGGATGTAAAAAAAGCTAGAGATGCAGGATATACCCTCCAACGATGAGCACACCAGAATTTGGAAGAATTTTAGATGAACCTGAAGAAACGGTAGAATTTGGACGGCTCATAGAAGAAGCTCCCCCTTTCAGAGGAGCCCGTCCAGGGGCCGGAGGAAAAGCTGCCTTACGTGGCGCAATTCGAACCGCTCAGGAACTTCCCGAATCTCTTCCAGGAGCTGTTTTAGGGAAAGGCCTTATGAATTTACTAGGACGAGTGACAGGACGTCAACCTCCTCCTACCCCAGAACCCTCTGAACTATTAATTTCTGAACTCGGCCTAGAAGATCCTGAAGCGGGACTTGCGGAAAAATCCATTAAAAGGATCGTGACTGGGAAAC